GTTTCTTGCTGCTTATAATATAATTTGCAAAAAGATTTTGCAATATTTTTTAATTCTTCACGATCATCACAACTATCTATCTCTGATGCCAATTTAGCATATGCAAATTGCTTTGATAGGTTGCTTAATTCGATAGTGTCAGGATCCATGTATTAACTCCTTTAATAGAGATTTAATTTCTTTTAATTCACTCTTCATATTAGCAAAATCATCTTCAATGTTTTGTATCTTATCATTCTTATCAGATTTGACTTCACGTCTCGCAAGATACTGTTGATATTCGAGAGTGTTCACATTCAATACTGCATTTGTAGAAGGATCTCTTGCGAGATCCTTATGACCGTCTAATTCGTAAAAATTCATTATGCTAAAACAATTACTCTTAGGTCTTTGATCCTAGGAACAAAACACTGACTCTTAGATGTTAGTGAAATTTTTATTCGGTATGTTTTGAATGATGGAAGTTGATCAACTGTAAATGTGTATTCTCTATAATCAAGTTTTTCACTATCAAATGATCGAGCAATTGACTTTGTGATAAATGAGTCAGATTCTCCATTACTATTTTCTGAGGCAATTACTTGACCTCTAGAATTCAAGTTTGAGTATCCAGGGAACGGAGTAAATATTGGATCAAGTCCAATTTTGTTATTTACTGAATAAAATGATCTAATATCAGCATCATCACCAATGTGTGCAGATAATATAACTTTAATTGATGATGCAGAATTTTCAATAACAATCTCTTTTGATATGTATTGACATGCTGTAGGATCTGAGGTAATGGCACTGACTCTAGAATCAGTTGCATAATTTTCAATAATGTTATTGACCCTATTGGAAGTTACAATTGCATTTACTCTTTGAGCATCGACAACAGGACTTAAACGATTATCAGTGGTGTTCAATGCAAGACTCATTTGCATTGATTTATTACCAACAACATTAGTCAATTTCAAATCTTCATTTACTTTAGATGCAATCATCCTTGGAGTATCAAAATAATTTTTTTGATTGATCGTGATGTCTTCAAATCCAGAATCAACAAATGGGATTTCATTACCACTAAAACTCTTACTAGTAGTTGTTCTTACTTGAGCAGTAATATTTGTTCCAGTAAGTGTAAGATTTTGAACTTGTGGAGTAATAATTTCAAATGGCATATTTTGAGTAGCCCTTATATTTCTTCCACCAGTTGACTTAGTATTGCCAATATAAAGTTTTGGATGTCCAACATCAGTACTTCTATTAGTTCCTGTAGTTGCACTCATATCAACTTTAACTTTATAAGAATCAAACGTAAATGGATCTATTTGGGTTACATCATTTAAACTATGAGATCTATTAACTCTTTGGAGATTAATGCCAGAGTTTTCATATTTAAATACTGGAGTCCCAACTGGATAAGTTCTTGGATCAGTGCCTCTTACAATATCACCACCAATTGTATTTCCAGAAACATTTGTATATTTAATAATTTCTTCACCAATTAACAGATATCCAACATTAGTGGTTCCAACTCCAACTCCCTCAAAAGTTGAGAATGTTGTTGCTCCACCAACTACTATTGATCCAGTAGATCCAGAAGTGTATTCGGCAGTTAGTTTAGTAGGTCTAATGTCTGGAAGGACTCCCGAAATTTTAACTACATTATCCGCAAAATACATTCCATGGTTTTGATGATTGACTGTAAAATGAGTTCCATCAGAATCAACATTTATTGTTGAAATTTGAACATTTCCACCAGTTCCAAGACCAGCAGAACCAGAAGAATTTAGTTCCGTGGTAATACCAGAACTATTAACATACATTAGTGTCTTTGCTGCGCCAACAACAAATTCTCCTTGAACATTATTAAACACTAATTCGTTAGTAATTCCAATCCCAGCAATCGTTAATCTTGCATTAGTACCAACTGATGCTATTCCAATTGTAGTAATACCAAGAACATCACCGACCTGATACCCAGACCCTCCATTATTTGCAATTGTTGCTCCACTAGCAACAATACTTCCATTTACAATACTAATGTCCGCTGTTGCACCTCTACCATTACCAGTAAGAGTAATAAGATTGACTCCAGTAAAAGTATGGCTTCCATCTGCAGGAGTGTATCCTAAACCAGCATTACTGATACTAAGATTACCTACAGCAGATGCTGCTACTCCCACTAAATCTCCAGTTGCATTTGTTCCTTGTTGTGAGAATGTATTTCCAATCTCATAAGAATCTGCTACTGTAGTTCCAAGACCAACTCTAATTTGTCTAGAGTTCATTATAACTGAATTTGGAAGAAGGTTTGCAATTTGATTATTCCCTCTCGTAAGTTCTGGACTGTAGAATTCCACAGATCCATTCTCAAGGAAATCTGCTCTATAAAGAGTAAATTTAAGATCTTCCCACTGACTTGGTTCCCATGTCGATCCATTTTGAGATTTGAATAGTGATCCAAGATATGGTTGATTTGAAATAAATGTATCAGTTATAAGATCATTTTCACCAACTCTTGAAATATAAACACTATACTTAGTTGAGTTTGATAATAGAGTTACTGCATACTCAGTTAGACCTTCAACATAAACGGGAGCCTTAAACTCAATATTAGTTGCAACAGATCCATCAGAAGAAATTTGAACTTCATCTGGATCTAAAACGACTTCAGAGAATGGAAGAATTCTAGTTGATGGAAGTCCATTTACAATGGTTCTAATTTGGATGATAACTGGAATATCCATATCATCTTTCGATCTAAAGAAAACGTCACAACTAGTTAAGAATACTCCTGTAGTATCTTCAACCATAAATGATTGTGACAGAGGATCACGTCCACCACCCCATCTACGTGGTGGTGGATCAGGTGGACGATTAAATCTAGTTCCTACTGATTGAGTTCTTGATCTTTGCCCAATAACTGTACTGTTAACAACTTCTGTTCCAAGATTTCTATTAACATCATTACTTTGGAATTGTTCTTGTGCTTCAACTCTTGCATTTCTAACAGAAACAATATTTTCTTGAACTGTTTCTAAAGTTCCTGTAGAAGCAAATCCTTCTTCTGCAATTGTAATAGACTGATCTTGATTATTGTCAATATCATCAGTCAAAGTAAATACTTTACTTCCAGTTTCAAATCTAGGGAAGCTTATATTATTTGGATTTGGAATATAATAACTACCAATTAAAGTAGCTGATATATCAGAAATAAGTCTTACATTTGAAACTTTTGCAAGAGCACCACTTGTTTGTCCACGAAGAGTCATTCCCTCCCTAATCCAACCATAATATTGACCCTGGACTTCATTGGAAAGTGAAAATGTATCTACATTTAAAATAGTTGATGTTGATGAGTATGCGCCAGACAAATCTTGAGAATTGTATGGATTTTTGCGGAAAGTCTTTGTTGATGAATCATATGGACCTTCTTTATGATTAGATTGTGCAACTCTGAATTGAATGAATGGAGAAGATGGAAGAGAATTGGATCCAATATCACCAATAACTGAACTATTTCCAATTACGGTTTCTCCAATTTCAAAAACTCCGGATTCCATTGAAATTTCAAGTAATTTTGGAACACAATATTTGGAAATATCTACTCCATCAAAAAATGCATATAATCTAGTAAGTGGTTTTACTTTTTTGGCAACAAACTCAACATTCCGAGATCTCATGAATGGAATGAGGTCTCTACTTACAACCCTATCACCTACCGATTCACGATTAAATTGTTCTGTTACAATAGTTCTAGTTCCAGTTCTATCGTTAGTTCCAAATTCTATTGATGTTTCAAGATCTTCCAGAACAACATTATCAATAACAGTTCTACTTGACCAACTTATAGAGTTTCCACTTCCTTGGATGATAGTTGATGGTGAGTTTTGAATGACTCTTTGTCTAGTAGATTCAACAACTTCAATACCAACCCAATTAGTTTCCCATGAATTCCATAATATAGGACCAAACCCGGTTTGAGAATCAATGGTTCCATTTTCCACCATTCTTCCAAAGGTTGATGCATAATCACCTTCAACATCAATAATTTTTGCATCCAATCTTGCAGTGTCAACCCAATTATCACTTGCTGGAGTCAATTCTAATGTTCCACTCCAGAAACTAATCAAGAATGGAGTAACACTTTCAGTTCTTGTAGCAAAATTTTGTTTAATATATTCAACTTCAGCATAATCAAGTGTTACAATATCATTTTGTTTTCTAATATTGGTTCCTTCTACTGTAGAGAAATTTAAATCAGCAGTTGGATCTGTATCTACGACAGGACCAAAAATCATATCAACAGAGTTGGTATAATGCCTTGGTCTTAGTTCATTATATTTTCTGTCAATAGAATTATTGAGCTTAAAAGTATCTTCTTGTGCTAAGAAGTCATTAAAGTTATCTACAAAAAATCCAGACTTAAATCTATTTAAACCATCATTATCAGAAATAAAGAGATTGGCAGTTTCTTTTTCTAGTAGAGAAAGAGTTGTATAATATTCAAGACTCTTGATTCTATGCTCAAGTTCCTTGATATCTTGCATTTTATATCTTTTATGTTGCAAGAATGAAAGTTTTGCATCCTTTATATTAGCAAGATATGCTGGAAGTTCTACTCTACAAATTTCAATTGCATCATCGACTGGATCTGGTCTCTGAGGGTTGTCTGATGGAGTTCCATAAACAACTTGAAATTTTCCACTCTTAGATAAAAATACCCTGTCAATTCTTCCTTGATAATAAGAAATATCAGTCAAAATAGCTTCATCTGAAGCTAATGGATTTGCTGCAGATTGTCCAGATCCATCGAATGCTCTTCCAAAAAATTCAAGTGGAGATCTTGAATTTTCAGTTACTTCATAATTAGAAACTCTAGGTCTAATATCAATAATATCAGAGTTTCTAAAAATATTAATTTTTTTAATTTCATTTGCATAGTTAAACTGTCTATATGAGTTGACAGTTGTTATGTCTCCATCATCTGTATTTGAATATGATGCACTTGCAAAATAAATTTTTATTTGTTTTGATGGTGATGAAGCATCATTTTTTCTCTTAATTCTTCCCTGATCATAGAAAGTAATTTCCTGACCTGTTTTAAATGTGTAATTAGAAGAAATATTAAAACTAGGGGTAGATAAAGAAGATACTAATGCGGAAGAATTTGATTCTTCAAACGATACAGTTTCTCCTTCTATTAAAGAAATTTCATTTTTATAAAGAAAAGAAATACTTGAATCATTTAACTTTTCTGCGATTATACCCACAGCACCACTTGTTTGTCCAACAAATTTTTCTCCAATCAACAATTCTGATGTTGTTGTGGAATTTGTATTAATTGATTGGAAGACAATTTGGGGAGCAGATGGTAGAGACGTATCTGCTGACTCAAAAACTCCATGAATTTCGATAATATCTGGAGTATTTAATGAAATTACTTCATCTTCAACTCTTACACCAAAAGGATAATTGCCATAAGTCAATCCATTATTTAAAGTTGTTCCTCCAATTCCAGAACCTGCAAGTTTTGATTTATTTACAACAACAGAGTTGACTCTATTTTTAATTTTTTCTTTTGCTTTTGGTTTTACTTTACGAAGAGTTGCAATTAAAGTTGCGCCAGTATTATTGCTTCCAAGACTACGAATTTGTAAAGTGGATCCGTTAGTAGCAATATCAAATTTATCACCACTCAAAGATTCTGTAGACCCATCTGATCTAATCAAAAGATATCTTTCTTCATCGAAAGGCAGGAATGATTCGTTTGTATTTGCCTCAACTTGGGCAGATAACTCATTACTTGCAATATTTACAATAAAAGTTTTTCTAATGACCAAAGAAGCTTCTGCAAGATCTACATTTGAAACATTTACTTTGGGTAAAGGAGTAAACAGAGAATTGTCAGAAGACGTTGCTAATTGAGTAGTAAGAATTTTTAAATCTGTTATACTTAATGTTGATGATGGCAAAAATCCACTAGAAATTCCTGTAACAGCAGCAACACCCTCTACAGAGATGTCAGATGTTCCTACATTAGTAACTCTAGCAATAATTGGATCTCCATCTAATCCAGGAGTTGTATCACTATATTGAATTAAATCATTTTCTTTAACAAGAGTTCCTGGGAAAGATGCATTTGAACTTTTGATAGTGCTAATTCCACTAGAAAGTGGACTTACCGTAGCAATTCCAACAATAAACTTATTTGATTGAATTACATCTGCACTAAAAGTGTTAATTCCTGTTGTTCCATTATTTGTTCCATATACAGATTTAACATCAGAAATACCGTGGTCTGTAACTGCAATAGCAATTCTACCATTATCAATTCCATTAAAGATTAATTTTTCATTTGGTATGAAACTTCCACTTGTCTCATAAACAGTAATTGCTGTTCCTACAGAAACTGAATGTCTTAAAAAACCTGTAGCTCCACTATTATCACCTTTAACAAATGTAGGAATTGGTAGTGTATGTGATTGGTTTAATGCAATATCTGTAATTGTTTGAACGTCGTATAACGCAAGGTTCCACTCATTCTCATCTGCATTAGAAGTACTGTAAGATCCAGATTCTAATTTGAAGTCATATATTCTTGCAACACCAACTTCATTTCCAGGAACAATTTCTGAACTACTTCCAACTCTTTGATCACGTAAACTTACAAAATAAGTATTTCCAATTCCTACTGTTGGTGCTCTGTAAACTCTATTAAGTTTGAGTGTTGGACCAGTACTATAAATTATATTTTGGTCTTTGATTGTTCTTGTTGTTCTTGGCTTATCTACATCAAGATAAGAAGCATTGATAGTTTGAATTTCATAACCTTTAATATATGCTTTTCCAGGAGAAATTTTATATAATAAAAGATCATCTGTTGGAGTTACACCACCTGGAGTAAATTGACCAACATTAAATATTCCACCATTGCCAAGATTATTGTTTAAAGATTCTACAGCACTAACATCAAAAGCTTTTACATAATAGTTACCAGACTCATCAAAGGTTCTTCTTGCAAGAGTATCTTCTAAATCATTAAATCCAACACTACCTCCAAAAAGAGATGGTCTAATTTCATCTTGAATCGAACCATTAATTACAGTTGCAAGTAAAATGAAATTATCATCATTGAAATCATCAAGTGCTTTTTTAAATAAACTTACACTAATTCTGAGTCTATCTGCACCTGGAGCTGCATAATTATTAAACCCTTGAGAATTATCATTTAGAGTTTCATCTAAATCTGCATTTATAATTTCTTCATTTACAAACAGTCCAATCCTATAACTAGGATTATTTGAATATTGATCTAAAATTAAAGTTTCTTTATTTACAGTTACAAAATTTCCTCTTACAAAATATACTCCTTCATCAATTTGAAATGCAGATCCTATTGCAGATGCATTATTTTCTATTGTTGATGCAAAAGGTGATCCGGCAGCAATAGTGGTGTTTCCAAGAAGTCCAGATGTTATTACTTCATTGGATGAAAGTTGTTCCCCATCAAAAAAAGTTTGAGTTGAGTTATTTCCTGTGCTGGAAGCAAGATAGTTAATATAAAGAGTTAAATTTCCATTTTCAGAATTTTCTGGAAGAAGAATACTATCAACAAAGGCAGTTACTCCCGATCTCTGTCCAGTTATTTTTGTTCCAATTAATTGATCAGCGTATGCAGATACAGGAACCCCCTGAAATGCATTTTCTAATTGAACACAATAATATATTCTATTATATCCAGTATTTCCTGGAATTACCTTAGCACCTTCTTTGAAAAAATGCTGACCAAATTTTTCAATCTGGTCCTGCAGCATAGACTGCAGACTAGTTAATTCTCTAGCTTGTACAGGATATCCTGGTTTAAATAATACCTTATGATAATCGTTTGTGGGGTCAAAATCGTCAAAGTAGGGAGCTACATTGAGGTTCGTTTGTTGTGGCATAATTCTTTAGAACTGCAAAATAACTTTTATATCTTCCTTTTGGTTTGACGATCTTGTTATAGATGGTCTGTTGTCAACGTAAATTATATTACCAGAATGTTTTTTAACTTCTGGGTTGGCAACACCACTCGTGAAGGTTTGACCAAGATAGTATGTACGATTATTTATTACCGTAGATATACCTGAGAAGTTCTCATCAATAGTCAAATTTACTCCTGTAGATGGTGAAATTGTTAATGCTCCACCTGTTCCTGGAGATGATGTAAAATCATCTAGATTAAATCCGTATTGAGGTTGAGTCTGAGCAGTTCCTACAGTATTAAATCCGGCAAGAGATCTGTCCTGCCAGTACTTAAGAACTCCAGTGTTTTGATCATAACTTACAACCCTACCAACAGCTGTTGATCCTGTGGATATTGTTTGAGTAAAATACGAATCTGCAGTAAATGTTGCAGTACTATATCCAGATCCAACTAATTTTAATGCCCCAAGAGCACTAGCTTTATCTACAGAGAGGACACTTGAAGATCCAAATTGCTCAGGATTTTCTACAACACCAACTCTAGCAATTTGATTTCCAGTTATAAAATCTGGATTGTTATTATCATTTTCAATTCTAGAATACATGAGAACATTATATGCTCCCAATTCTCTATATACATCTGCACCATGTCCACCCTGCGGCGACATTATAACATCAAAAGTTGGTCTTGTTGTTCCTGTTG